GGCAGGTTAACTAAGCTTGCTTTCCAATTTCTCAAGAAGGGATCTTCTCCATCTTGAGGACCTATTCTCTATTGGCAACACATCGGGGTTTCCCTCGAGTATTGTATAGAGATTTGTTCCCATAATGCGACTCCACTGAAAAAGTGTAGGAGCATGTTTGAGAACAAGGCTAAGAGATCTCAGGTCGAGATCAGGTATCTCAGTCAACCCATTATACTCGTGGGTTGGCTGGATATCATTCGTCACCTTTTCGTTATAAAAATAACGATTTAGGTGATTGTCGTAGCCCATTCGGTAGCTTCCTGTCAGAGGTGATTTCATGTTGAGATATTTTTCAACACGAACTTCTAACGGTAACCCTTTCGGGTTAAATCCAAGACCGCCATAGAATTCAGGTATATCTGATATTTTAGATACAACTGCTCTCTGTCGCGATCGAAGGATATGAAGCCCCCGCTCACCAAGAAGTCGCATTACATCAATAAAATTGTCGTCAGAAACATGGCGCCATTTAAGTTGAGGTAAGATGTCATCGTGGAAAATAAGCTTCCCAGCAAATTCTCCACAGAGGTTTGAAGAAATTGTTTTTGTCTCAGAAACGGGACATTGCAATACTTCTAGGCATCTGCGATACTTCTGGTTAAGAGAATCATCAAGAAGGATTACATCGTCTCCTAGAATGAAAAAGGCATTTTCATGCTTAAATCCATTCAAATAGAATAGAAGTAATCCATGAGTGAGAGCAAAAGAAGCAAACGAGGGATACAATCCCAAAGGTTGCCCTTTAGTCCAACTAATGGAATCCCCTTGGAAATTCCAAGGTGATCTCGATAACATAGAAAACAGCCCTATGTAATCATGGCGGGAAACCACACACTCTTTCAGAACATCTATCTGGAGTGACAGAGGAAAATAATCTGTTGCCCCCGATAAATCGATGCAATGAACTTGAAGACTCTTAGAGAGGTGTTCCTGAACTACCAGGTTAGCTTTTTCCTGCGCATGGGTGCAATCCCATGGTAACTGAGCTAGCTTACGATACAGGACATCTCCAAGCGGTTTAAGCATCGCTTGGTAGACTCTATTCGGGTTTGCAACGGCACGTAACTTAAAGCCGGGCTCCTGAATAAGGCCAATTTTACCAACCCAATCATACTGATGACCTTTGATAACATGGCTAGTTCTAAAACCATCGAAATCATCGATAATCCGTGTTGACTGGAAGGAACCTGATTCTCCATCAAGCACTTTGTCTACAATAGACTTATACTTTTGACGGATAGTTCTACCTGTTTTTGACAGGTAAAGGGTCAAGTATTGAGAATTCCAATACTCTTCCTCAGGATATGTCTTCCCATTCCAATGGGGGACACGCTTTCCGGTACTAGGCTGGTAAACCCAGTATGGGGTAGGATCTCCTACTTCAAGACTACCAACAACCTTGCGGGCTGCTTTCCGGACACCCTCTACTATATCATTAGGTAATGGTATAGGTTCGCTTTGGACACCGTCAAGAAATTTCTTAAGCTGCTTCTCAGTAGCTTCGGGAGACACCCAAACGGTATAAGCTCTCAACAAAGTTGATACAGAAAACCGCATCTTCTTTGAGGAATTTGAAAGCTTAAAGAGATACCCAATCACACCAGATGGTAAAC